AGAACACGTTCACCATGGACTACGAGACGAAGATGTCTCACATGCTGCGCCAGTTCGGAGCGTTCTTCGGTGCCCAGCAGGAGAGCTGGAATCGCTGGGCTCGGATCATCTCCGACAAGCCTGACATACTCCCCCGCATTGCTCAGGTATACGGCGCGCCCGCACGCGCCGGTATCGTCACCGACTCTTCTGGTAACAGGGTCGCTCCCGACGGAACGGTCACCGATCCGATAACAGGAGAGAAGCGGCTGGTCGACTATTCCGACAGGCACATCACCGTGCAGGTGCCGGAGTATCTCGGCGGCAAGGCCATCTCCAAGTTTCTCGGGACCGGCGGTAAGGTCGCCAAGCTTGACCCGACTACTGGAGAGCCGATGCGGGACAAGAACGGTAAGGTGATCTATGAGCAGGAGGGCGCCAGGTTCGACATTCCGATGTCCACGGCCGAGATCATCCTGAACCATGGTGACGGGCCGCTTCCGGTAGGGGCAGGACCTTACGTACAGATCGCGGCCAATCATCTGCCGTTTACCGCGCTGGACGCTAACGGCGATCCGAAGATCGCCGACATGTATACCCAGCTTGGTATTCTGCCGTTCGGCCCCACTGAGTCCATCCTTGACACCTTCAAGCCCAATTGGTGGCGCAAGGCCGAGGCCGGTACAGACAAGACCTCGGATGCATACCAGAAGAACTTGTGGTACATCATGCAGGCCGAGCACTACAAGTGGACTCAGGGGCTACGCAAGAGCCAGCCGACTTGGAAGGAGATTGATCAGCGAGCCCAGAAGCAGGCATGGATGCGGACATGGTTTGCTGCCACGCTCCCCATCTCCATGTCGGCAAAGGACCCGTACGACTTCTTCCGGAAGCAGTACAAGCAGATGCAGGATCTTGACTACGAGAACGCGGACAAGAACTTCTACGACAAGTACGGCGACTCTGCTTTTATTTTTGCTCAGTCCATGAGCAAGAACAACAGCGGACTGAAGCCGACCGACAACGCCGTGAAGATGTCTAAGTACTATCAGGACCTGATCAGCAAGGTGGGTCCGGAGTGGGCCGGTCTGGTTGTCGGAGCCGAAGGAGAGGGCGCCTACTCCAATGGAGCCTTCTACTACCAGAAGACTCACAGCATAGATCCTGCTACAGGCGAGACGGGCCGCACTCAGCTCAGCGCCCGCGAGGCGCTGGATCAGGCCGACCTTGGTCGCGGGTGGCAGCAGTACAAGTCGTACATGAACGGCCTGTATGCGGAGTTGTTCAACCGTGGGCTCAAGTCGTTCGACGATGATGGTGCAGAGGACCTGAAGGCCGAGAAAAGGGCCCTCGTGGAAACTCTCTCCGATCCTCAGACCATGGACGAAAACGGCAATATGGTGAGCAATCCTTACTACAATGCCGCCTGGTCCAAGGCGTACAATTCGTTCGATCTGAATTACTACGACAGGGCGGCGGCGAGCCTTCGCCAGATCGTGAACGATCCTGAGATATGGAGCAAGGCCGTCAACCCTGACGGCTCTCTGGGCATACGCTCTGATATAGCGATGCTCAAGACCTATCTCCAGTATCGTGACTCTGTGAAGGCTGCGCTGATCATGAGGAACGATTCCGGAGGATCCAAGGATATCAACGCTCAGTCCAACGCTGACATCAAGCAGCAATGGAACGCGCTGGTGATTCAGATGATCGAAAAGGATCTCAAGTTCGGCGACCTGTTCAACCACTACCTGTCCCGAGACATGGGCTTCGATCAAGATACCGTGGCCCAGGAGCAGCAGCAGGGGCTACTGCCTCAGTTTGAGGGCAGCGTTCAGAGTTTCCAGGATCAGAACGCATTTGATGTCCTCGGACAGCAGAGTGGAGAGACTGGCTCTATGCCGACCGGTCAGCCTACGTTTGGTCAAGGAGGGTTCTGATGACTACGCCTACGGGTGGCGGTAACGCTGGTGGTGGCGCTGGTGGAATGGGTGGGCTGTCGCCCAGGCAGCAGCAGCAACAGAACGAGTTCGGTGCTGCCGTCGAACGACGGAGCAGGACTGGTGGGTCCGTAGGTGGAGCAGCCGGGGGTTTGGCCCCCGGCATGATCGATATCTACGGAACGCACACCAAGACCGACACGGGTCATGGTTCGGCCAAGGCTCCGATCGTCTATCTGGGTACTGGCCCAGGCTCGAATATCGCGTACATGGGCGTCGACGACGCCATCAATATGTACTACAAGTGGGACACCAAGACCAAGAACCGGTATCTGTCTCAGCTTAGCCTGGCCGGATATGACACCGGTTCCATGAAGGATGACGAGCTTGCGTCTGTCTGGGCCAAGTATGTCACTTCGGCGGCGAGGTACAGCCTCGCCGGTAAGTGGGCGTCTCCATGGGAGATCATGGGCAAGGATATCGCCCAGCGGGAAGCGGCAGCCAAGACACCCAAGACGATCACCCAGACGGCGAAGTCCTACAACATCAGCACAGCCGCCGACGCTCAGGCACTGTTCCAGGGGGCAGCCCAAACGCTCTTGGGCAGGGACCCGACCAAGTCGGAGATCTCCAGGTTCAAGAGCGTACTCAACAAGTACGAGCAGGCCAACCCATCGGTCACGACCACCACGTCAAACTATATTGGATCTGACCTCCAGAGCCAGACCAGTAAGACGACGGGCGGCGTGAGCGCCGCCTCGCAGCAACTGATGGCGCAGGAGCAGGCCAAGAAGAATCCTGAGTATGGAGCCTACCAGGCCGCTACTAACGGCATGAACTGGCTCATGGAGATGATCGGGGGTGGCTGATGCCTGTCAACGGCTCCGACATCGCTAACTTCGCCAAGCAGTTCATAGGCACTCCGTACAAGTGGGGCGGCACTAACCTGAAGAGCGGGGTCGACTGCTCAGGCCTGGTTACCCAGGTCTACGCAAACTTCGGCCTCGCTCTTCCCCGCACAACGTACGACATGATCGGCGTAGGCGCTGGCGTCAAGATGAACAACCTTCAAGCCGGTGACATCATCTTCTTTGACACGGACCGCTCCACGGGCGGTCCGGATCATGTCGGCATCTACTTGGGTGACGGCAAGTTTATCCACGCACCGAGACCTGGGAAGGGGGTGGAAATCGATGACCTTAAGTCAGGCTACTACCAGGACACATTCACCGGAGCGAGGCGCGTTAGCGGCGTTACAGGCGGAGGACCTTCGGGCGAGTGGGACCCTTCAGGCGGTACGGCCGAAGCTAAGCTATCGCCCGAAGAGCTTGCTGCCGAATACGGATTTGCGTATTCGTTTCTGAATTCCATCCCTGAGCTGAAGACCCTGTTCGGTAAGTACGTCAACGAGAACTGGTCCAAGGACAAGTTCATGGCGGAGGTACGGAACACCAAGTGGTGGCAGGAGAACTCGCAGACTCAGCGACAGATCCAGCAAATGAAAAAGACGGATCCTGCAACCTATCAGGCCCAGCTTGGTGCAACCAGGGTTCAGGTTCAGCAGATGGCTGCGGAGATCGGCGCTTCCATCCCGCCCGCCAAGCTGGGCAAGATAGCCCAGCAGGCTCTTGAGACTGGAGCCTCTGAGGACATTCTCCGTAACACTCTCGGGAAGTACGTGACCTTCCAGAAGGGAACGTTGCGGGGAGAAGCCGGGGCGTACAGCAACTCGATCAAGAAGTTCGCGTATGAGCAGGGCGTCACCCTGGACAATCAGGCAGTCAAGAATCAGGCTGCACTGATCTCCAGGAAGTTGGCCACCGAATCCGACTTCCAGAATCAGATCGTTCAACAGGCGGTCTCCGCTTATCCCGGTTACAAGGATCAGCTGGAAGCCGGGCAGACGATGATGGATATCGCTCAGCCCTATATACAGACGATGGCCCAAGAGCTGGACATCAATCCTGAGTCGATAACCCTGAATGACCCTCTGGTCAAGCAAGCCCTGAACGGCGTGGATGCTAAGGGCAGGCCTATGGGGATGGATCAGACGGCCTTCCTGGGTCGTCTGAGGAATGATCCCCGGTGGGGCCAGACCAAGGACACTCAGGACAAGGTGATGAATGTTGGGCTCAACGTTCTCAAGTCTATGGGGCTACGCAGCTAAGGCCCTTCTTGTCGCTATGCTGCACCTAGGAGGTGGCGTGTCTCAGCCGTCGTTTGAAGCCTTTATGTATGGCATCTCTATCCAGGAGAGCGGAGGCAGCTACCACGCAGTTAACAGGCAGTCTGGCGCCCTTGGCAAGTATCAGGTAATGCCAAGCAATGTAGCCGGGTGGTCCCGACAGGTGTTGGGGTACTCGATCTCTCCAAGCGCGTTCCTGAACTCTCCTTCGCTTCAGGAGAAGATTGTCACAGGGATCCTCAGAGGGTACTACAACAGGTGGGGCGCTCGAGGCGCCGCTGCCGCTTGGTACGCAGGTCCTGGGAATCACAACCTCGACATGTCTACCCGCTCCCAGTGGGGCGGGCCTAGCATCAAGAAGTATGTTGACAGCGTCATCAATCACTCTAGCGGCTATTCGGGTCAGACCTACTCGGGTGGCTCAGGGATGGGTGATCCGGTGAAGGCCAAGCTTTCCGACAAGGAGCTTGCTGAGAAGTACGGCTTTACTCTGGACTTCCTGAACGCCAATCCTGAGCTTCACAGGTTGTTCAGGAAGATGGTGTCTGAGGGTTGGTCCAAGGACATGTTCGACGCCAAGCTCCGAGAGACCAAGTGGTGGAAGACGCACTCCGACAAGGAGCGTCAATACCTCACCCAGATGTTCACTGATCCTGCTAGCGCAAGGCAGTCTCTCTCTCAGGCCAAGATTACGGTTCGCCAGATGGCGAACCAGCTTGGTATCAAGGAGACCGACTTCACTATGAAGAGGATCAATGAGGCTGCGTACAACATGGTAGCTAAGGGGTGGAACGAAGGTCAGATCAGGTATTACCTCGGCCAGTACGTCTACTTCGATGGCGGGAAGATGCAGGGACAGGGGGCTGATGTTCAAAACGAACTACGCTCCTACGCCTACAGCATGGGCGTGACCATGTCCGGTAAGTGGTACGCCGACAACACCCGGAAGGTGTTGCGCGGCCTGGCTACTACTTCCGACTTTAAGAACGACATGCTTCGCCAGGCCAAGGCAATGTTTCCCCAGTTCTCCAAGCAGCTCGACGGAGGGCAGACGGTCGCCGATATAGCGGCTCCCTACATGCAATCCATGGCGCAGATTCTAGAGCTGCCTGTGGGCAGCGTCAACCTGTTCGATTCCACGATCAAGAAGGCGCTGCAATACAAGAATCCCACTACGCTTCAGACCCAGTCAAAGCCACTGTGGCAGTTCGAGAACGATCTTCGGAATGATCCGAGGTGGAAGAAAACAAAGAACGCTCAGGATTCTCTGTTCCAGGTTGGCCATCAGGTGCTGTCCGACTTCGGGTTTAAATACTAAGGAGGTACGGTGGCTACCACTTCTCCCGCTGGTAACACGCTGACCGAAGAGCAGCGCTATAAGATTCAGTCGAAGCTTTGGCAGGAGCGACTGAGGAGGACCCAGAACCAGGTAAGGTCTCTGACTGCCGAAGCTGAGCGGCTCAAGGGTCGGAAGGACAAGCGGAGCCAGCAAACGCTGGCTCGCGTTCAGGCTAGCCTGAAGTCTGCTCAGGCAAGTCTGGGCGATATCAATAAGAACATTACCAGCCTCAACAATAAGCATTACGAGGCAACCGGCCAGTACGACAAGCTCCTGAGTGGGGCTAACCGAGATGCCTTCATGGCTCTTCAGTCGCTGTTCAAGACCTACGGTCTGGAGAGCCTTGCGGGAAAGATCTACGAGTACGTCAAGAACGGCTACGGCTCGGACACGATCAGCATTCTGCTCCAGGATACGCCGGAGTACAAGCAGCGGTTTGCCGCCAACCAGCAGCGGCTCAAGGATGGCCTACCTGTTCTTTCCCCCGCCGAGTATATCGATACCGAGAACTCGTATCGCGCTCTGCTACGGCAGAGCGGATTGCCCGGTGGATTCTATGACAGCAACGACGACTTCACCAACTGGATAGCCAAGGGAGTCAGCCCGACCGAGGCGCAATCCAGGGTCGACCTGGCCACCCAGGCTACGGCCCTGGCTAATCCCTTTTACAAGCAGGCGCTGAATCAGCTCGGCATCGACGATGGCCACCTGGCTGCATACTTCCTTGATCCCGACAGGGCCCTCCCCCTGATCCAGAAGGCTGCCGCCACGGCTCAGATTGGCTCTGCCGCCCTGGCTCAGGGACTTACGTTCGACAAGACGTTCGCCGAGCAGTTGGCCACCAGTGGAGTTACGGCAGCCCAGGCTCAGCAGGGCTACCAGCAGGTTGCTGGAGAGCTGGGGACTATGCAGTCCCTCGCCTCTGTCTACGGAACCACTTGGACTCAGGCTCAGTCAGAGCAGGCCGCGTTCGGCACGAACGCTGCCGCTGGTGCGCAGAAGGCTAGCATCGTAGGACAGGAAAAGGGCGCGTTCTCCGGAGGCGCCGGAGGCGGCCGTGCTGGCCTGAGCCAGTCCCAGCCTCAGCAGTAACATTCAGGGTAGATGGCCATTGGGATGGCCCCAGTTATGACCCGGGTTCGATTCCCGGCTGCCCACCAGTAGCGGACCTACCGGCACCAGCTACTTGTATCAAGTCCGGCAATCATAATGAGGAGCTGGACACGCCTCCCCGGGCGTGCCTATGGCCTCACAACTAATGGGAGGGACAACATGTCCAACTGGGGTTTTGAGAACAGCGACGCTAACGACCTGGGCAACGGCACCGAAGGTAACGGCCCCAAGGCACTTCGTGATGCGTACGAGGCCATGAAGAAGCAGAACGACGAGCTGAGCCAGAAGCTGACGAGCTTTCTGGAAGAGCAGGCTCAGCAGAAGATGGCCACCGTTTTTGAGTCCCTCGGGGTTCCGGGCGCACAGGCTGCGTACCAGGGTCCCAACGATCCGGCGAAGGCCAAGGAATGGGTCGACCAGATGCGTTCCGTCTTCGGCGGCGGACAGCCCCCGGCTGTCGAACAGCCCACAACGCCCACACTTCCTCCGTCCATGCAGGCTCAGTATGAGCGCATGAACGCTGCGGGGAGTGAGGGGACGCCGCTGGGCAATGTGGAAGCTGCACAGGCAGCTGTTAATGATGCTACAGACGTCAACGCTCTCATCAATGCCTTCAAGAATGGGCAGTTTGGGAGCTGATTCCCATAAAGGAGTGAGACATGGCTAACGCCTTTACCGGCACTACTGCCATGGCGAACCTCGTTCAGGCCGCGTATGACCGCGCTCTTGAGTTCGCCCTTCGTAAGCAGCCTCTGTTTCGTACGGTCGCCGATAAGCGGCCGGTTCAGCAGGCTATGCCTGGTTCCTCGGTTGTCTTTGAGCTGTACCAGGACCTGGCTCAGCAGGTCACCCCGCTGAACGAGCTGGTCGACCCGGACGCCGTCGCGGCCGGTAACCCGACCCCGGTTACGGTTACCCTCAACGAGTACGGTAACGCGATTCTCGTCAGCAACAAGCTGGACCTGTTCAGCTTTACCGACGTGACTGCCGGTCTCGTCAACCAGGTGGCCTGGAACCTGGTCGACTCTGTCGACCTTCTGGTTCAGAACGTCCTTGCCAACGGTACTCAGACCCTGCGTACCGACGGCACGACCAAGGCTGCATATGGCTTCGGCACCACGCCTACCAACCCGATCGCCCTTACGGCGATCGACTCCGACTCCGTGTTCAATAGCGACATGGCTCGGTTTGCCACCACTCAGCTGCGGACGAACGCGGTTCACCCGAACCGCGACTCGTACTACACCGCCTACATCCACCCGCAGGTCTCTTACGACCTTCGGCGAGAGACTGGCGCTGCGGCCTGGCGTGACCCGCACAACTACTCCGCTGCGGGTAACATCTGGGCGGGCGAGATCGGCGAGTACGAAGGTGCTTGCTACATCGAAACCCCGCGTGCCCAGAACGTTCAGTCTGGTGCCGGTGCTGGCGCGACCCAGACTCGCGTGTTTAACACCTACTACACCGGTCAGCAGGCTCTCGCTGAGGCTGTTGCCGAGGAGTTCCACACGGTTCGCGGTCCGGTTGTCGACAAGCTTACCCGTTTCCAGCCGCTCGGCTGGTACGGTGTCGCGGGCTGGTCTCTGTACCGTCCCGAGGCCCTGATCGTCGCCCAGTCCACCTCTTCGGCCCGCAACGCTGCCTGATCTCGGGAGGCCCTTCGGGGCCTCCTCCTATCTAAGGAGGAAATGTGTCCGGATTGGACAATACGTCAGAGACTGTGCGCGCCGTTACGGCAACCACGACTCTTACGAACAACGACTATGTTGTTCTCTGCGACCCTGCCGGTGGTGCCATCACGGTCAACCTTCCGGCCGTTGCCACCGTGCAGCCCGGACGTACCTATTGGATTCGCTCCACGGGTACGACCAACGCTGTCACGATCGATGGGTCCGGTGCGGAGACGATCGACGGTGGTGCCACTAAGTCCCTGGCTTCCGCTGCCGTCCATGCTGTAAAGATCGTCTCTGACGGCACTGCCTGGTTCACAGTCAGTTCGTTCTGATAAGGAGGGGCCTCCGTGGCTTGCTGGACTTTCACGACACCTACGGTTGCGGAGGCTCCCTTCGCCTGGAACCCTCTTATGGAGCGGTTCCGGATGGACCGGGCAGTATCGATTGTAGAAGTATCTCCTGGGGTTTACCAACAGGTCAGGTATGACGCATACACCAATGAGATCGGCGCTACGAACTTGCCGGTAAACCCCAACGAGCAGGACACCGCCTTCTGGCCAGCCGCTAGGGCTGGCCTGCATTACTTCCGGGGCGGATATGAGCACATGGTTGACGACACTGTGAAGGCGGACATCATCGCCTCCGGTGTCGCCACGGAAGCTAACTTCACCTATTGCGCTGGTGGCTTCGGGATTGGGCCGTTTGGCGTCGGACCGTTCGGAGGTCTCCATTGAGCTATACCTCTATCCCCAAGGGTACCGACCCTTGGGATGTTCAGGTCAATGCGGCATTCGCCGATCAGGATCTGCGCATCTCCACCAACACCACGGACATCGCAACCAGCGCAGCCAACATCTCTACCAACTCTGGGCAGATCTCCAGCTTGCAAGCCCAGGTGACCACCAATCTCGACAACCTGGTCTACAAGGTAGACAATCATGGCGCCGTAGGTGACGGCACCACGAACGACCAGCCTGCTATCCAGGCCCTGATCAACTCGGTGCCCAGGGGTGCGACAGTCAAGTTTGGAGCCAAGCGCTACGCCATCAGTGACACCCTCACCCTTCCCCCGTATGTCCGGGTGGAAGGCGCCTTCTATGATCGTGATGCCGCTCAGGCTGACGGCTATCCCGCCATCGTTCCGCTTGCCGGTTTCGTCGGAGCGTCCGTGTTTACACTGGTGGACAAGGCGACTGGTGGCTATGCCACCGAGAACCGTGATGCGATGATCACAAACCTGGTTATCGATGGCGTCAACCTGACCACCGAAACGGTAAGCGGTATCAGTGCCACAGGGTTCGTTCACTCTACCCAGATCTTTCAGGTCACCATCACGGGCATGACCAATCACTTCATCACTCAGGCCAGCAACGGGTCGGGTAATCCGTACTCGTGGCGGATGTCTGATATCCAGCTTCTGGGCACAGGATCTGGCACGGCCTGGAATGGCTTTAATCTGATCGGCACCGACCATCAGCTGACCAGCTGCCGCACGCTGAACATCCGAGGAAACGGGTATCAGCTGAATGGCGGGGCGAACAACCAGATAGACAACTGCCGCGCCGAGTGGTCGGCGCTCTCCGGGCTGTACATCACGGGTTCCTGGGGGACAGGCACCGGCTCTGGTGGCTGCATCGTCAACGGATTCTCCACCGACAGAAACTCCAGTTATGGAGTCCTGGTCGACTCCACAGGCAACGCATCGCACCTTATCTCTGGCCTGATGGCCAGGCGTGATGGACGCAACGGATTCCCCGGCACCGGTGGAGGTGGGTTCGCAGGGCTGCGCGTGTCCTCCGCCACCACCCCTGTGATTGTCTCCGGCATCACGGTCTATCCGGGTGTCAACGATGACGGCACGGGCGTCAACTCTCCTGAACGTGGGATCTCGGTAGCCAACTCTACGTATGTCTCTATCGAGAACGGCTACCTCCATGCGGACACCACTCCCTGGCACGACGGAGCAGGCAACACAGCCCTCTATCGCGGTCCCCTCGTAGGGACCGCTACAGGAACCACAGCAGCGCCCACGAGAAGCCTTGTCGGAGCCAACTCCATGCCGGGGCCCTTCAACCTTACGCAGGGCGGTTACACGGCCACCAGGGGCGCGTCAGGCAATACTCTACTGAACGGCAACGTCACTGGGGACACGCAGCAGAGACTGGCTGTCACCGCGAATGGCGACATGACCTGGGGATCGGGTGCTGGTGCGGGCGACGTGGTTCTCAAGCGGTCTGGTGCTGGCGTTCTTCAGGTCACCACCGGAACGCTGGATCTCAACTCCAAGAAGATCACCGGCCTTGCCAACGGCACGGCCGCTACCGATGCGGTGGCCTTCAACCAGATTACCATCGCGAGAACGGTGACATCGAACGAGACGAACAGCACCACAACCCAGCAGGCCAGCACTCAGCTGATTCTTCCGGTGGTAGCCACTGGCACCTACCTCATGCGGGCGGAGCTGGTATGGAATACCCCGAACGCCGTTAACTTTGTCCACTCGTGGACTGGTCCGGCTGGCGCCACGCTTACATGGACCGACAGTACGGCTACGTCGATGGCAACCATTGGAGCCACTGACACGTGGAGCAGCACGGGCGTGGACAAGGCGGCTTACTTCTTTGGGACGCTCGCCACGACTGGTACGGCAGGGAACTTCACCCTCACCTTCGCTTCGGGCACGGCAGCCAACACGGCCACCCTGAAGATCAACAGTAACGTAACGCTCTACAGGATCTCTTAAGGAGAGTCATGGCTAAGCCGAACAAGAAGGCCCCTCTCGGTCAGGGTGGGCGCTTTGCCGCCGTCGCCAAGGCGGCAGGTGGCGGAGAGAAGGGCAAGCGTATTGCCGCTGCCGCAGGCCGCAAGAAGTATGGTGCCACCAAGATGGCGAAGATGGCAGCCAAGGGAAGGAAGGGATCGAAGTGAGCGATCTTTACAAGAACCCTCAGACTCAGCCGCAGGATCGCGAGCTTGAGAAGAGGCTGGACGATCACATGGACTGGGGCGGTGCCCGGATGAATCCGGTCGGCCCCGCTGGCACCACGATCCACGTCAACCAGAACGAAAAGGGCATCCTCGAAGACGGCCTGTTCGAGGCGATGAGGATGCACCAGGCATCGGAGCTTGGGTCGGACCACGATCGCTACGCTCAGGGGATCTACGGTGACACCGGCGACAAGTACTCCGACTAATACGAATATGGCTGCGGCGGTCCTCGGGACCGCCAAGCCGCAGGCCAATACCTACCAGTCATCGGCTGCCGTAAGCAGCCGGGCTATCAAGACACAGACAGCGATGAGCGGACACAATGTGTTCCGTCCTGATGTCTATCGAGTCAGCGAAGGAACCGTAATCTGATGGCAGCTCCACGCAAGACCACCACTACCGTCGAGACTGAGCCCTTCCTCAAGAAGGGCCAGCTTATCAATGTGGACCGAGGTGGGCGCACTCTTCACAACCTGGAAGTCCTCGACTTCGACGACAGGTACATCAAGGTTCGCTGGGATATGAACGTCTCCCCGCAGACCGAGGTCGTTCTCGTTCCGATCGGTGATGCGATCATCGGTCTAGTGGGTGAGCGATGAGGAATACCTCCTGGCCGAACATCCCAAGCGAGCCTAAGTGTCCGAATTGCGGATGCCCTGCTACCACCTGCCAGTGCGGCAAGCTCGATTGGGGGTGTCCTCGCTGTGGCAAGACGTTTGAAGACTGCACCTGCGTTGGGTGAGCGGTGCTCGTCGTCCTGTCGAACGAAGGACCACAGGAGCTGGGGGGAGTGCGTGAGGTCCAAGGGCCTCCAGCTTTCCCCCGCTATCAACGATACCTACGGGACCAGGCAGAAGGCCTGGGACCGAGAGCTTGACAATTTTGAGTCAGCAACCCGGCAGGGCTTGGACCCTGCCGGTACAAAGCAGCATCACATAGACGCTGCGATCAGGGAGGCAGACAGTGGCTGAAGCCAAATTCGCTGTCGAGTTCGCCAGTCAGCCCAAGGCTGCCCTGGCGAATGTATCCGGCAGTGCCAGTAGCGTGACCCTGTTCGCCAAGAACACTGACGCTCAGGCGCGGGCCGTCTACAACGACAGCACCGCAACTCTCTATCTGAAGTTCGGTGCCACAGCATCCACGACCAGCTACACCGTACAGCTCGCCGCCGGTGCCTACTACGAATTCCCTCAGCCGCTCTACACGGGTGTGGTGGACGGTATCTGGTCAGCTGCCGCAGGGGCAGCCCGCACCACGGAGTGGTGATCATATGCCTCTCTACTTCGGGGACGGAACGTTCTCCAACATCAGCATCACGGGCAACACCGACGGTATGGCGACGCCCTCCAATCACAACCTTGCGGCATGGGCATATGACCCACTCATGGGCGTTGCCAACCTGAACCTGACCAACGGGCAGCCGAGAGCGGCTGCCATCTATGTCGCCAAGTCGGTCAGCATCACGAAGATCTACTGGTGGGTTTCCACGGTGGGCGTCACTCCGACGGCAGGGCAGAATCACGTAGGCATCTACGACTCGGCTGGCAACAAGCTGGCGAGCGTGGGCGTAGATGCCGACTACGGAACTACCGGCCTGAAGACGGCTACCATCTCATCCACCGCACTAACTGCTGGACAGTTCTACTGGTGTGCCATCGTGGCCAACGCCGCAACGCCTCCAGGCGTGGCAGCCAACACCAGCGTCATTGGCGCGGCTGCCCCGATCAACGTCGGCCTTCCTGCCTCCGCCATGAGATTCGGCGTTCTTGGTGGTCTGAGCACCCAGACGACGCTACCCGCCACTATCACTCCGGCGAACAATGCCATTTCTAGCGGTGCCTGGTTCGCCGTGGCGTAAGGAGAAATCATGGCTACGAGTTTCGATCAGCTTGTCTCACGAATCAAGCAGCAGCTTCTTGGGTACACGAGGGATCAGGCGTCGATCTCTAGCCTGGCGGCCGATATGACGGCCGCCGATACAACCTTCATGGTGGACCCGGAGACGGTTACAAACCTGTCCAAGGGACTCATTGAGATCGGCGATGAGATGATCCTGGTCAAGAAGTTTGACCGGTCGACCGGCACGGTTAACGTAATGGGTGGAGCGAATGGGCGGGGCGCGGAGGGGACCACCGCAGCTGCTCATTCCACCAACGATATCGTGACCGATGACCCCATGTATCCCCGGGCGCGCATCAAGGAAGCTATTAACGACACGATCAACGCCACCTTCCCAGACCTGTGGGTATTCGGAGAGTACGAGTTTCCGAAGATCGCTGCCAGATACGAGTATCCGATACCGGCTGACGTGGAAGATGTGTACAAGGTCACGGTCAACACAATCGGGCCTTCGGCCGTCTGGTTCCCGCTCTCGTCCTGGCGGTTCAACCCGTCGGCTTCCACCACATCCGGCCAAGTCAAGCCTACGCCAACACCTACCGGCAAGAGCATCCAGATCATGAGGGACTTCATCGTCCCTGGCAGGAATATACGAGTGGAGTACATCAAACGACCGACCACCCTGACGAACGGGTCGGACGACTTCACCACGACTACCGGCTATCCCGAGCGATACATAGACCTGATCACCTATGGGTCTATGTGGCGCCTGCTTCCCGCGTACGAGTCTGCACGCCTGCAACAGCAGGCGATAGAGGCCACTGAGAGGGCTCCACTGGTGCCTACAGGGGCTGGCAGCAACGCGTCCAAGTACTACATGGCCCTGTATCAGCAGAGGCTTGCAGAGGAGCGCACACGGCTTCAGCGCCTGTTCGATTCCTATCAGACCTATAACGGATGAGGTGCCATGGCTAACGCACGCTTCTATTCCTCGATCGCCGCTGTCACTACACTTCAGGTGACTGCCGCTCCATCCGATGCGAGCATCCAGGTAACCAGCTCGTCCGGCTTCCCCGGCTCGTTCCCGTTCACCCTCTCGCTGGACTATGGATCAGCTGGAGAAGAGCTGGTCGACGTCACTGCCGGTGGCCCGAACATCTTTACGGTGACACGTGCCGTGGACGGCACGTCAGCTACCACACACAATGCTGGGGCTGTGGTCAGGCATGTCTCTTCCGCCCGCGACTTTACCGAGTCTCGCACCCATGAGGCTGCCACGACTGGTGTCCACGGCATCTCCGGCTCGTTCGTCGACACCACCTCTGTTCAGTCGATATCGAACAAGACGTTCACCAGCTCTACCTTCAGCGGTGGAACGGTTAGCGGTTCAGCCCTGGCGGGGACCCTCACGGGGTCCCCTACCTTTTCCGGCAACCCTACCTTCTCCGGGACTCCCGTCATCTCGGGAGCCCTCCAGTTCACCACCAGCGCAGCTGGTGTGGCGGTTGAAGGCATCAAGGTTACTGCCGACACCAACGACAGGTATCGGATTCAGGGCGATGGCACCATGCTGTGGGGTCCCGGTAACGCTACACAGGACACTAACCTGTATCGCGATGCCGCCAACTCCCTGAAGACCGATGATGCGCTCACCGTTATCGGTGAGCTTAAGCCTCAAAACCTGGTGCGGGCGCAGAGGAACTCCGCCTCGGACAGCCAGTACGAGACCAGGGTGAACGCAGACACTGTCGCCCGCTGGTTCATGCAGGCTGACGGAAGGCAGTGGTGGGGCCCTGGAAACGCTGCGGTCGATACCAACCTCTATCGGTCGACAGCAAACGTTCTGGCTACCGACGACTCTTTCAGCGTGGGCGGAGACCTTACGGTCACCGACACCACATGGCAAACCTTCACCCCTAGCTGGACGATTGGTGGCTCTCCGGCCACCAATACCAATGTGGGCTGGTACAAGAAGATAGGTAAGATCGTCTTCTTCGAGGTATACACAGTCTGGTCTGCCGGTGGTACGGGAAGCACGCAGATCTCTTATCAGCTTCCGTCTACCCCGTTCCGGGCTGGCAATGGGCCAGCCACCACGAGACAGAGTCCGGCCACCGGCTGGTCGTCGTCCAGCCCGACCACCGGCATGCTTGTGAGTGAGGTCCTGGCTGGCGGATCCGCCGCTACGGCGGTTGTCTCACTGTATGACAACACTCCGTACCAGAGTGCAGACATCGTCAACGGTGCCATTATCACTCTGCAAGGCTGGTATAGGGAGGCGTAACATATGGACGTCGTCCACGAGATCCCATGGCAGCTATCCAACTTTCTGCCTGGCACGCCGAACTCTGGTGGCTATGCGCTCAAGGACTACAACTTCGACTATGCGCTTGGTGGCATTCCGTTTCTGTCTGCCACCCGCGACCAGTGGCCATACTCCGAAGGAATGGCCGAGATCAGAAAGCAGCAATTTGACAGTTCGGCCGAGCCTGGCGAACAGTCCATCTTCGGATGGTGGCTCCGGTCTCAGAATAGCTGGACGTCCGGTGCGGGCCTGGTCTACCAGGATCCGGATGTAGTCAACCCGTACACCAGATCGTTCGACCTGAGATTCGAAGATAGCCTCGGCGTGGACAACTGGACTCCGAACCAGTTGTCTCTGCTCAGGCAGCCTGACCTCAAGTACACGCTGGCCAGCACCACCACACAAGTCAGGGGATACGTCGACCCTTCAGGGGTCGACGCTGCGTTCCTGCTCGAAGGCAACGCCCTCTCCAAGATGACAGATTCTGCCCGCACGGCTATCGTCACCGGCTCTGCCGGTACGGCTTTCGCCATAGCCAACGCGGGGACGAGATGGTTTCTGATCGCAACCGATGGCATCTGGTCTGGAGTGGATACCGGAGCTGGTGCAAAGATCTGGAACAACCCGGCAGGCGTGCTCACCAGCGGAATGATCGAGTACACCAAGCAGCGTTTGTGCGCCGCCTGGAACAACGTGATCTATCTACTGGACATAGTCGGAACTGGTGGCCCTGCGCTGCCTGGAGCAGCGCCAGGTTTGGTGATGACGCATCCTGATACCACTTGGGTGTGGACGTCGGCCACCGAGGGGCCGACTGCTATCTATGCGTCTGGCAGGAACAACACTGACTCCATGATCTACAGGTTCAACCCGGATCTGTCGTCAACGACCGAAGTGTTCATCCCCACAGTGACGGCGACTATGCCCAAGGGCGAGTCGGTCAGGACTGTCTACTCGTACGTGGGTACGTACCTGGGCATCGCCACCTCGAAGGGCTTCAGGGTCGGCGAACTGGACGCTGGTGGCGACATCAGCTATGGGCCGCTTCTGTTCCAGCCGACTGGCGGATGCCAGTCGCTGTGTGGGTTCGATCGCTTCATGTACGTAGGGTCCAAGAACGCCCACGATGGCGCTACAGGCGTCTTCAGGGTGGACTTGGGCACCGCGTACCAGGAGCAGTCCACGAACGTTCTCAGGTACGCCTACGCCCGTGATATCTACGCTCCTGCGCACACCGGCACAGTCCAATCCGTGTCTATCCTGGGCGCCTCCGGGCGCCTGGTATTCACAGTCAGCAATGACTCTGTCTGGATCCAGTCGGCTACCGTCCTGTACCCGTCAGGCTATCTACAGACAGGGCGAATCAGGTTCAACACAGAAGAGCCCAAGCTCTACAAGTTCATGTCCGTCTCAACGCCGAATCCACTTCAGGGCAACCTCGACCTGTCGGTCATTGATATCCAGGGAACCGTCTGGCCATCGCTGACATACACCCCGACGCTCAATCCGGGGACGACTGACGTCACAATCTCTCAGCCGTCAGGCAGGCAGAAGTGGATCAAGCTGAAGTTCACTCTCAATAGGGGGACCGACACCGCCAAGGGGGCCATCCTTAACGGATGGCAGGTGAAGGCCCTTCCAGGCTCCATACGCCAACGCATGATCAGTCATACGTTCCTTCTGTTCGATGAAGAGAAGGACAAGTCGAACCAGCGTATGGGAACCGATGGCTACGCCCGCTCCCGCTTCGATGCCTTCTTGAGCCTCGCTCGGGCCGGTGACGTGGTCGTGTTTCAAGAGCTGCACGATGACACCAGCATCCTTGTTGTCATAGATGACTGGAAGTACACGCAGCTAGCGCCACCAGGCCCAGGAGGTACCACGCTTGGTGGCTACCTCACCGTTATGTTGAGGACTGTGGCCGAGTCCGTGTAACCCAAGGGGTGGGGAATGTGATTGATGGAACCATACTGTCGACCGCTATTCTGAGTATCGGAACAGGGCTGGGAGGCTACCTCGGCGGCCGCGTTACCGGCCGCACAGCGTTTTCTCAGATAGCCAACGACACGGTTGAGATGCTTCAGGCGCAGGTCGACAGCCTGAGGAACGACAAGGACACCAAGGATCTTGAGATCCTCGACCTACGTACCAGGGTGACAGTCCTCGAAGGACTGGTCACTCAGCGGGCAGAGGTGGAGGAGCTGAGTGATAAGGTTGACCTTGTCAAGGGAACAGTCGACCGTATCGCCGTGAAGGTAGGCGCATGATGGAAGCACATCTCAGCCACGATTTCCCGGACCCCACTCCGGCATGGTACAAGGAACAGCCCCACAGTCCGTACCAAGTATATGATGAAGACACGATCCGCGACATTCAGCGCACACTGTCCTGCCCAGAGACTGGCGTGATGGACCTGAACACGGTAAACCACATCAAGGGTCTACAGTACGCGATGGGTATCACGGCCACCGGAAGACTGGACCGTGAAACGGCGGTTCAGATTCAGCGTCTACGAGACAGATACCACCTGGGAGCTTAGGATGCCCTTCGCAAGTGAAGCGCAGCGCAAGTATTTGTACGCAAAGAAGCCTGACGTAGCAAAGAAGTTTGCCATCCATGAGGCAAAGAAGGGGCGTGCTCTTCCGAGCACGGCAGCGGACTACATCAGAGGGAAGACGAGGAACAACGTATGAGTAAGAGTCTTGTCGACGTAGCAGAGCGAACGGCAGCCACGTTCGCATTCGCATTCCTGTCGGCGTACAGCTTCAGTAACCTGAGCGGCTGGCATGATGCGGCTATCGCAGGAGTGGCAGCGGCTGCGACTGTAGTCAAGTCCTCGCTGGTGAACTACCTGAGCAAGTAAGAGCATGACAAAGGGCGGGCCTTCGGGCCCGCCCTCTTTTTTTGTGTCAGGACTCGGGAGAGTCGATAAACTCGTTCCACGTCGCGTTGGAGACGGCTTCCGCCTGCTGAGCGTCGGCCTCTGCCTGCTTGATGGCCTTCTGGTCCCCGCCGATCAGCTCCGCCTGAAGCCGAGTGCGGGCCATGGTCTCAGCCTGAGCTGCCTTTTCGTATGCGTCGTACTTCTTTCCCACTCCATGCTCCTCGATCCGAAGGGAGAGGGCTCCATCGGGAGCCCTCGTTACTACTACCCGCCTCACACCTGATACTCGATATCGTCGAACACGTCCGGGTACAGGGCGTACAGGTTGGCGAAGATCTCCTCCGCTACTTCCTGCATTTCAGCGTCGGCGTGAGCCGACCACCTCTTCTTGAGAACGTCTCGCCATGCCCGAAGGTTCCCGGAGACCACAAGCTTGGTCTCCATGCCCGCAGGAAGGCCGTACCTGGCTGCCTCCCGGGCTTGCTTGCGGCTCCAGCCCTCTCCCCTCAGTCGGGAGACGAACACGGCGTAGCGGCCCTTGTGGGCCTCTGAGAGAGGCTCTGTCCCACCGCCCGTAGCGGGGGGCAAGACGACGTTCCGATCCTCCATGTCGACGAACCGCTGACTCAGCTCGGAGAAGGAGAGATGCCGATGCCGGATCAGCTCGTGCGTCAGGTTGCGGCTGACGCCCTCGATGTAGAAGGTGACTGAGACGTGCTCCAGCACAGACTCATGGCCCTGGCTGATGATGTTCTTGACGTACTTGGAGTTGGTCTCCGTGTCCTCGTTGGGCAGATCGAACGACTCGTAGCACAGTCGACCGGCGAACTCGATCAGGGCCTGTCCGTCCTGCCGGTCGACAGTCCGGATGACGCCGTCCTTGTGCCCTTCCTTGTAGCGCTTCTCGAACTCGCTGCCCTCGGCCTTGCCGGGCATACGGTGCCGACTGCCCTCCTGGTAGGGGAACAGGTCGACCTCAGTCTTGCCGATCACAAGAACCTTCACTCTTCCACCTTCTCGATCGTGCCGGGCACCACGTGCAGGCTGAAGTCCTGATGCTTGTCGCCGTAGTAGAAGGCGTGCAGATCCAGGTAGTCCTCGTCGGGAAACCTGTCATCCCCGTCCGGGAGCCAGATGATCGCCTCGAACCTGTACTTCACTTGTTGACCCTGACCATGTTCTCAGGCTTCTTCTTGCCCACGGACTACTACCCTTCCGATCCTGTACTTCTCAATTTTGTTGGTGCACTGTTGGCACGGCTTGTGGTTCACATAGATTGTGGCCCCCTCCAGGGCCACCTTCCCGAACGCCTCCAGCGCCACCTCAATGGCGTTGTCCTCGGCATGAATGGCGTGACATGGGAACTGGTTGTAGTCCGCATCTGGAGGTACCACCGAGTAGTCCATCTGTCCGCGAGGACAGCCGCCGTCGATGCAATGACGCTTACCGGAGGTGACCCCATTGTAACCCTGCCCGATCACCTGCTTGTCCTTGACCACCACGGCCCCCACCTGACGGCGGGAGCACGTGGATCGCGCGGACCAGAAGATGGCTAGGTCGCTGAAGAAGTCATCCCAACCGGGACGCACTCGGGTACTCCATCCTGATCTTGTTCCAGGCCTCAGGCGTCGGACCCATCTCGCCGAGTGATTCACGGCCGATGATCAGGACCGACCAACCCGATGACACCTTGCGCCACGCGTACTCCATGGTCTTGGAGTCGCGGTTGTACTCCTTCTCGCAGGTCTCAATCATCGGGAGACCGTCGGCGTTGAACGAGTAAACTCGGCCAATCTTGTGCCGACCCTGCCCGGAGGCGGAGACGATGACGTCTCCGACCTCCACGGTAACGCCGAGCATGTCCTTCATTTGTCATCCTCCGGATGAGGTTAGGGCTTCTCGTCGTAACGGTTCGGCATGGTCACTTGCGGTGCTTGCCCTTCCGGCCCTCAACAGACCCTCGAGCCTTGTTGTTGTTCTGGGCGTACTGCTCGTCGAACTCCCGCGCCTTACGCGCGGGGTCCAGCGTGGGATCAAACGGCTTCTGGTTGTAGTCCTCGGTCTTCTTGTGCTTAGCCACGGTTCAACTCCAGGATGTAGTATTCCTCGTACTGGAGGTACTGCTTGTGGTCCTCCAGTACGAAATTAGTGTCATCGGGGTGCAGGTCCACGTCGTAGGCGACAGCGATGTCACGAAGCGCGACCCACGCGTCCTGCTCGGATTCGAAATACTTGCAGTCGACCACTTCGCAGCCGGTGCTGTTGTCGACGCTGGTCCACTCGTTGACGATGACGAACACAGTGCTCACTTGTCGAACTCCTGAATGGTGTAGTCCTCGCGGAAGAGCATGCTGTGAGGCAGATCACTCACTTCTTGATCCTTCCGAGAAGGTAGTCCTTGCCCCGCTTGAGGTACATGCTGTTCGTGTCCTCGCCGTCCGGCATCCTCATACGGACGACCATGGTATTACTCTGGTCGATGTGCTCAGACATCGCGACCCACAGGTCCTTGCCTGCACCGTCTCCGTCTTCAGCCAAGTATACACGACTGAAGTCTTCCAGCAGGTTGGCCCAGTAGGGCATCCAGTTCTCGGCCCCCGGCACCGCAAGTGCCGGGACACCAATTTGCTGCCAGATCAGGGCATCGATCTCGCCCTCGGTCACGACGATCCAATCTTCAGCCCAGGCTACGGACTGCACGCCGTACATGTTGACTGGAGATCCCCTGCGCTTCCAGTACTTGGAGTGGTTGGGGATCTCCTTGCAGTTGTGGTCCTGCATGCAGCGGAAGTTGAAGTTGACCGGACCCTTGTTGGTCAGGTACGGAATGGCCAGGTATCCAGAGGCTGGCTCATGACCCGGAAGGGCGTTGCGGACGACGCCAAGTCCTCTTGTCCTCGCGAACTCCAGACCGATGCCGCGTGCCTCCAGCCATCCTGCCGCGTCTTCCAGATGCGGACTGTAGGTTTCCCAGGCTCGCTCCAGATATTGCCTCTGCTCTTTCGACAGCTTCACGGTAGGTCAGTCGCTCCCATTGCATCAGAACTTGAACCGCCGTGCCCTTCGGGCAGTCGGCCGCGTGACAGTTGAAGACCTGCTTTTCCGAGTTGACTGATCCGGAGGCGTCTCGGTCGTTGTGGAACGGACATCGGTAGGGCTTCCATCCGAGGCCCTCAACCACAGGCTGTCCACCGAATGACTCCAGGACCGGCCCGATGGGGTAGACCGGAAACTCATTCGGAACTTCTCGGGAACGGCCTGCTCGCATGCGCTTCAGTTCCCTTCTCTGGGTGACGATGGCATCGGCCATCGTCCTTACCGTGCACCGTACTCGCTGGCTTCATTGAGATGCCGCAGCGGCAGGCGGGGCCCTGCGGGTTGCCGCCCCTCAGCGGATCACCCGCCATCTACGTCCACCCCTTCCATTTCGATCAGGTGCAGGGACACGAAACGCGTCCCCGTTTCGTAGCAGTCACTGTCTTCCAGCGATCCTATGATATAGACCTTGCCATCCAGGATGACCCAACCTCGATCACTCACCTGGCTTCACCCTTCCGACCGCCATAGCCTGCTTCCTTCAGCAGATCCTTCAGGGTGTCTACTCGCATGCAGACCACCCACTCTCCGATGTTCGCCTCGCCCTGCCCGTTCATACGGAGTACGGCGACGGGGAGGTCAGGCTGTGCCCGCGCCCATTCCTCGTAAGGCATGGACTCTGCGTGCGCCTGCTTCAGCGCAGCCTGAGGATTGAATCCAGCCCGAGCCTTCAGCTCGAACCAGACTCCTGGCGTTCCCAGGATGTCACGCCCCTGGCGTCCGGCGCCAGTGGGCTCAGCGTAGGGGAAGATGTCCCGAACGTACTCAGCAAACACCTTCTGGGTGCGGTAGCCCCGGTGCTTCCGGCTCTGACTCGTCACGTTCGTGCTCCTCGGGATTCATCACGTTGCCGTGAATGTCTGACAGTTCGTACACTTGAGACCGTACTGCCCGCCCTCCCAGGCGGGCACCAGGCACGGCTTGTCACAGCACATCAGTCCCCCCATTCGTTGATCTTGTCTTCCTGGTCTACCTGCGGCCCATCCTTGAACAGCAGGGGAACCTCTTGGGGCTGATCCATCTCGTCGATGAGGCAGACTCCAGGCTGCGCGCTCATCTTGAAATACCTCTTGCCCATCGGATCCTGAGGACCGAAGCGGTTCTTCACTGTCGCCACGTCCAGAGTTCCAGCATGAGCGTCACCCCACAGCGTGAGAATGAGAGCCGGAAGCTGGTTGGCCTTACCCATGATGGCAGATCGAGGAGGAGGACTACCCGCCTTGGCCGACTCACTGGTGTGATGAACAATAGTGATAGCTGTCTCTTGCTCACGGGCCATGTCCTTCAGTTCGGCCATCAGCGCCCAGTAGTTCTGCTCACCCGCACCCTCATAATCGATGTCCATCATGATGTCAATGATGGTGTGGTGCGGGTACTCGCCGTGAAGCTCGGCGAACGCCTCGGCCTCTCGCCACATGTGCTCAATGGTCGGAGAGGACCGGAACGACCACCGAACATGGTCCATGTCCTTGAGCGTCTCATAGGCCAAGTTCTTCTGGGCCATCACCCACAGCTCTGTTTCGTCCGTGGGTGTACCTGTCAGCATGGACAGGGAGCGAGACGCCATAGTGAAGTCGTCGGAGTCCGATGAATGGTAGAGGGTCGGCACGGCCGACCCCATCCGGCGGACGATGTTGAGAGCCATGACTGTCTTCATCGATCCGGGCGGACCGGCGATCATGCTGATGGCTCCTCGCCGGATATGCATCTTGTTCTCTTCGAAGACCGGCCACGGGGATGGCAGGGGTTCGCCTGCACTTACCCCCCGCTTGACCTGGCGCGCGAGTGTCTTGATGGCTCACTCCCCAATCCGATGGATGCCATACTGATTGGCGTGCTTGCGAGTCTTGCGGTTCGCCTCGCGCTCACGTCGAATGTTCTCGACTTGAGTCACTGGGTCCAGGTGGCCAGGATTTACGCACACCTTGTTGCGGCATGTGTGATCCAGCACCAGTTCACCAGGGTCGCCAACCAGCATCATGTAAGAAGCCTTGTGCGCCAAGATGGACAGACCCTTGTTCTTGCCGCTACCAAACTGGCCGTAACCATTCGGCAGAGTGGGGCCCGTCCACTCCCAACACTCATCCGTCCAGCCTGTATCAACCCTTGGCCAGAACAGCTCTGCTGCCGTCTTCACTTGCCCCCCTTCGTGTCCTTGAACCGCTTCGCCATCTCGTCCAGCTCCTTCTTTTGCTCCTCGGTCAGGCTCGCTTCGCGCATGTCAGAGATTGCCATGCTCGCCTCCTTAGTGCGTGGACCTGCGGGGATTCGAACCCCGGTGCGTCAGCCCTCCGTATGCCTACGGTTCAAGCCGACGACGAATCCAACCAGGCCCTAACAGGCGCCCCCGAAGGGGCGCCCTTGGTTCAGCTAGCCTTGATGACCTTCACCTCGTGGAACTTCCGGTTACCGTCCCGCCGAAGCAGCTTCTTGCCGACAGTGTCGCCTTCGAGGATCTCGCCACCCACGGCGATGACCGCCTCCTTGAACCGGTCCCGCTCGTCCTTCGAGCCGAACACCAGGCGGGCCTCTTCACCGACACCCTCCATGTTAGTCCCGGTCACCTTGATGTGCAGCTCCAGCTGGTGGACCGGATTGAGGCCAGCACGCTCCGCCTCATCCTTGGCAACACCCTTCGGCTTGCCGTCGACCCAGAACTTCTGAAGACCGGGACGGTTGTTGACAGCGTCCCACTCCTGAACGATGCCCTCCCGGTTGATCAGGGTGATAACGCCCTTCACGAAGTCGCCAGGGTTCTTGGGGTTGGCAACCTTCGGACCGAAGGAGCCGCCCTTGCCGCCGAACAGATCGTCGAGAGTAGCCATGTGTTCTGTGTTCTCCTTGTTTTGTTTCGATTGTTTGCTTGTTGCTGTACGGCCTACCAGGCCGCGTCGAGCACAGCCGGGGCCGTAACTCCAGTCTCCCACGGCTTGACCTTGGCGTCAACCGCAGGAGCCTCCCAGGGGGGAGTCTCTGTGTCGGTGGACTCGACCTCGGTGGTCGGACCCAGCTCGTTCTCAATGACCTGCTTGGCCATCTCGTTGGCCTCGTCCACCGTGCGAGGCTTCTCGCCAGCAGCCACCCTGTCGGCTGCCGCCTTCGGGTCTCCGGGAGGGCCCTCGACCTTCACGTCGGCCACCACATCGAGTGCAGCGCCCTGCTTCCACCCCTGAGTGAACAGGTTCAGGTAGACCGCTGTGGCGGCGCCGACTGCGGCGGCGTCTCCCGGGTCGGCGCCCAGCTCCTCGGGATTCAGCCTGACCTTGACGTTGCCGTACTGCACGGTCGGCAGGGTCATCTCGATCTCAGCCATACTTGACGATCTCCTCGAACTCGTTGAGGTCTTCACAGATGAGGCAGATCCACTCTGCCTCATCGCCATCGTAGTACATCTCGTCACCGCCGTGGTCCTCACACTCCGGGTCGCCGGAGTACTTGTTGTTCCAGTAGTCGTCGTCAGAACGGGATCCCATCCGCCTCACTCTTGTCATAGTACAGACTCCTCGGTGTCATGCCCTTGTTGGCCAGACAGTTCTCTGCCTGGAAGCAGAACTGACAGTCGAAGCCAGTGTTGGCCTTGTAAATCTTGGCCTGCATCCGATCGTACACGGCCTGGTACTTGGCTCCAACCTCGGCGGGGTCAACCGCCGAGAGGTCTACATACCTGGTGTTGGCTGAGCCGGGGGCCAGCATGACATACCGGCCCTTAACGTCTCCGTACAGCTTGTCCGAATGGCTCAGTAGTGCCGCATACGTCTCAAGCTGGAAGTTGCCGGGCTTGGTACTGCCAGTCTTCCAGTCGAGAATGACTGGACCCTTCTTCTTGTGCTCACCAATGATGTCGACGAACGCCTTCACTGGAACCGAAAGCCCTGGAAGGCTGCCTGAGGCGTCGTACTCCACCTCCCAGACGTCCAGTTCACCCAAGTACTGTTCGGCCCTCTCGGAGCACTCCAGGGCCCTCTGAAGGGCCCTCTCGTGGGTGATGGGGTCAGCCTTGGGGCCACCAGCCAACCACTGGGACAGGTCAGGCTCGATCTGCATCTGAGCTTCAACTAGAGCGTAGAACCTGCGAGTCAGATCGAACGGCTCGCCCCGAAGGCGAGCCTCAATGGACTCATGGACAGAGGTACCTATAGGAATGTACCAACTCTGCCTCTCCTCCCCGCCCCGAAGGCGGGCTAGATACCAGGAGCGGGGGCAGGAAGTGTACGCAGACCACTGCGAATAACTGATATGAGCGGGGAGAGATACCATACCCCTAGTATATCAGTCAACTGCTGTCTGTCGCTTGCGCAACTTGCGCTTCTGCCAGTCTGAGGCATTGTCCTCACGCCTACAGGTCTTGCACCTGCGCTTCCCGCGCTTGTCTATAGCGGTCCAGTCATCGTGTCCCCGCTTACAGAACTTAACTCTCTTACGCTCCGGGCCTTCGCCCGGAGCATGTCCATTGATCACTCTTGCGAGCTTGATCTTAGGTACCTGAGCCTCTGGGAACAGCCCCTCCGGGGGCTGTCCACCTCTAATAGTCCAGTATCTATCCTGCTCTGAAGAGTTGTTCTTGCAGGCTGCCCTTACGGGGCAGCCTGAGCAGATCTTCAATCCTTCAGCTATCAGCTCTTCCTGTTGCTCAAAAGTAATGCAGTCTAGATCTTGCAGCTCGAAGAGCTGCGGATCAAGCCCATTACATAGAGCATCAAGAGTCCAGTCGTCTACTGTCACGCCCCACCCTGAGGTGGGGCGGTACAGGTTGTTAGCTCTGACCACGCAGCTCTCCCAGTGCTTCCGTACCTCTACCTTCTGGGCCCTCCCT